TGGACGGCGGCAGGAAAGGCAGAGCCCAGTGTGGGCTCCTTCTTGGTACGCCGGCCAAGATGGATTACGTCACTGCTTCGGCAGCGAGGGGCACCAATAAAGCCTTATCCCCGTCCTGCCCCTTGTGGGAGGAGAGGGACCCCAGGGGATGCAACTGAAGAGAGAACTGCGCATCCCGAACGCACCCCAAAGTCCAAGAATGAGAGGGAGCTGCACTCAGTGCCGGCTTGTAAGCCCAACCCAGACTGTAGAGGGGAACCAGGCGTTCATCCAACAGCTATTTAGCTGTTCCAGGCAATTTCCATTTTGTAGCTTTGGTGAGCTGCAAGCTCTTCGGAGACTTTTTCACCACCTAACAAGAAAAACGGAAAACGAAAAGGAAAGCCTCAAGGGAGGAAACAAAATAGACGACAAAACCAGAACAATTTGGGGGCTATCGGGAAGGTTCTTGGTAAAGAGTTTCGGCTCGCTACCAAGGGCATGTTCCGTAAATTCGGTTCATCTCTGGGTGAGGGAATCGGAGGCTCCTACGGTTATGGTAATGAGGGACGCAGGATTGGCGGCGCTATTGGTCAACAAATGGCACGCATCACTGGTTTCGGGGATTACACGGTTGAGAACAACACGCTTCTTAAACCAACTGTGGTTCCTGATTTCGGTTTGAATTCAGTCCGTATCACTCATAAGGAATATTTGGGAAACATTATGGGATCCGAGCAGTTTGCCGGGACCGTTTACCAAATTAATCCGGGTCTATCACAAACCTTCCCCTGGTTATCAGGAATAGCCAGAAATTATCAACAATATCGCATCAATGGAATGATTTTTCAATATGTTTCGACTTCAGCATATGCCTTGGGCACTACCAATAGTGCACTTGGTAAAGTTATATTAGCGACCAATTATAATGCTGAAGATCCGCCCTTCACTGCGACCACCGAGATGTTGGCCACACAGTTTTCGACATACTGTAGGCCGGCTGATTCAATCATGCATGCAATCGAGTGCGCGCGCAATGAAGTTGCCCAAAACCTCCTTTACGTCCGGACTGATCTGGACGATGCTTCTAAGGATAAGCGAATTACCGACTTGGGTTTCACTGAGGTGGCCCGGGAAGGTATGCAGTCGACCAGCGAAGTTGGGGGTTTGTGGATATCATATGATATCACGCTCATGAAACCTATTCTCAATCCTCAGAATGCGATGTCGGACGGATTTGATCAATTCGTCATGTCATCACAGAACGATAACCTGTACGACTCGAAGATCACCCCTAGGAACAATTCTCTTGGGGGTGCCTTTTTGCCTGTCACGGGTGGTTTTGTGTACAATTTTTCAGACTCAACTAGTTCTGGTACGTTTCTATCTTTGATTGAATTCGACCTCACTAGTGAATCCAAACTCATTGACCAGAGTGCTGGAGGTCCTTATGGCATTTTCGCCAACTGTGAAGTTGTAATCGACGACGACAAAAATGGTCCTTTTAATGGAGCGTACCTGGATCCCGCCACCCCGCAACAGGTTTCTACCATGTTGATTCCGGGGAGTCAAAGCGATAACAGTGTTGTCATAATCAGGGTGATCAAGGTTACTGGGCCGCAGCCCGGATTTACCTTGACCAACTTGAATTTGTCTGGCATTGGTATATTTTGGCGATTCAGTATATTCCCCATTTCATACTCTTCTACTCCCCAGGTTGAAGGACCATGATCACACCACTTCCCCATCATTTTCATATCCTATATTGCCTCTGAGCATGCGGAAATAAAATTCCTTCTTTCCCCCTCCTTATGTGTACAATAGCTCATGTCACATCATTGTAACTCGTAGTGTTCTGTAGATAGCTGCTTTTGTTTTGTTTTTATGCAAGTAGTTTTGTAGATTTAGTGATTGCGATTTTCTCTTGTTTTTATCTTGAATACGCAACTGTAGATCTGTAGATATAGTAGTGCAATTTTCTTTTGTTTTTATCTTTAATATGCACTGTAGTATTGTAGTAGATAGGATTTGTCGCCCTTCTCCCTGACATCTCTTTTATTTTTCTATTTGCCTTATTCTAACGATTGAACGACGGAGAACATTTATTATTCGTTCATGGCCCCGTAGGAATCAAGTTTTCTCTCTCACCTCTCATCCTAGCAGGGTGTCCTCCGATCGAAAGGAGGGCGCACGCCGGGGGAGCGTATGGACATTCAATTGCACCTTCGGGTAACAGGGGGGATTCGGATACTCTCCGGTCCAGACTTCGGTCGATACCCCCGCAAATGCGCCATGCGTACTCCTGGTACCTGGAATGGTAGTATGTGGACTTGTGAACTGCCGGACTCGAGGACTCCAAAGTGGCATCCAAATCTGGTATACCTGGCCGACGGGTTGACCCGGGTGCGGAAGCTGTACTGGAGATAACGGCCTCGACGTAAGCTTGTGAAGTAGCTAAAATGTCGGAAAAGCTAACACCGGGCGTTGCCCACCGTTTCTAACACTACAGAACAGAGAAAGGGATCCAAACTCATTAAAGGATCAGGAAGGAGATGGGTTCCCAGACCCCAAGTCTGGGTTTTTATCTGGGATTGGGAGATTGTAGAAAGAGTTCTCAATCCCTGGATACCACAAACGCTGCTCGACCTCATCAACTCATATTCTGAGGAGATTGAGGGGGTGCTCGTCCCGCGGAATCCGCGCCACGTGTACCTTGGACTCCAATTTGATAGCAGCAAGGGCTTTCCTGGGGAAGGCCCTGCCCCCACCGACCGCCCAACCATCGCCACGGTATTGCGCAAACTGCGTTCAGACTACCAGATGGTTTTACCACTTTCCGGGGCGGCCCTTTGCCGACACGACCAAACTTGTGTTGTTCCTGGTCACTACCATAAACACAAGAAATTGAAGCCACACTACAGCAATGCACAACGCCGCATGGACCAGAAGACCAAAAATGATCACAAGAAGGCTGGTACCACGGCGCCGTGCGAATGGAAAATGTGCAGGGAAATCCTTGCAAACACATGCGATGTCAAGCACGGCCACTGTCAAGGCATGACTGCTCACAGTGCTGCCGCAAAGATGTATTACGCCCTTGACCTCACTGAACTCGCTGACCCGGATTTCGGTCCGGAAGATTTCAAGCAGGTTCAGGATGAACAACTCTGGGATGAAGACTCTCTCGAGGCAGAGAAGAGTGACACAGAGGAGAAGAACAGCCAACCGGCCACCCCCTACCCCGCTTTTGCGGGAGATTCGGCTGTTCCATCTTCCGTGTCGCCCGACTCCAAACCGAAGAGACGACCACCTCTGAGAAGCCAACAAGATTTCGACTTTTCTGACTGGCTCGATGCTCCGACTCCTGTCGGGGCTGATGCCCAGGAGGTTGATGCTATCGCTGGCTCCGGCTGGCTCTTCCCTCCTGGCTCTCCCCAGATTGTCTATTCGCATCAACCGGCCGGACCCAGGGATATGGATGATGATGATGACTTGCCGTCATTGTCCGGTTTTGATGGTGTAGACTTTCCTTCACCGCCGAATTCCCCGCCTCCCACCGGCTTCTGGACTCGAGCCGGCTTCAACAGCCCTCCTCCAGATCGACCCCGACCACGCCCCGCCCGCAGGATGTCTGCGCCAGCAGCTACCACTGTTGTAGGAACTTTCATTCCTCCAGTGGCGGTTATTGGCCATCTCCCGGCTCCAGCCCTGGCCCACATTGTGCCTGCCGCCGCCATTCCTGCCGCTCCACCACCGCCGCCCGCCGTTGCCCCGGCACCCGCCGCGCCTCGCCTTCACTTTGTGCCTGTCCGAACTCTGGGTTTCAATCCCCTCGTTAGGTCTCACAAAAAGCCATTTCCTCAGGGACATCCGCTCGCCCTTCATCGACCCCTAGTTCAAGGGGGGTTGAGGACTGAGATGCGGAAGTTGTATTATCAACACGATCCCGAGAGCACCACTGACTCCTGGCTGTGGAAACTGTTGGGCGCGATCTTCAATGAGGAGCTTCGCGTCTACACTGACCACGAAGGCGATTTTGAGAGGTTGCACGGCACCCACCAGGGTGTCATTGTGCACAAATTCTCTATGTGGAACAAGGTTCTCACCGCTATTGGGTGTGAACCTTGGGGTGACTATGCTGTATCAACTAAAACGCGAGAATTCGGCGAAGCCCAGGTGTACAAAGATCTTGGTTACGAATTCTGTGCTGAAGGGAAGGTTTTTGTGGAGGCGGCTCACCGCATCCTCAAGAATAAAGCTATTGCTAGAGCTACCTTTTTGACAGCAGACGGAAAGCAGCTAACCACAGCGGCTTCTCGCGTTCGCAAGTTTTTGCAGGATGACCCGTTTTATGACCGCATGGCCGATGACCGTTTCGCGTACCTCAATACAGTTGTGTATTGCATCAATCGTTTGATGATCGAAGCGTACCGCGTTAACAAAGCCCTCGGCACCAAATCTTCTCTTCCAACTTTTCGGAAACGGGCTGCTCGTCCGACACCGCTGAGAGCCGCCCGCCTTACAAGATTTCCGCGGTGATGTGCAACTTGGATCTGCCCTTCCGATGGAGTGGGCGATTCAAGATCTTGCGTGGCAAGAAGCACTTTACGCCTGCAGGCCAGTTGCGGTTTCCGCCTGGCATTTTTGGAAAGAAGGATGGACGCTACCGTACTAAGATTCTTGGTGCGGAACACAATGGCGTCGCTTATGCACGGTGCGATGAAAACATGAGTCGCGCCTTCACCCGGATCACCTCTTCTCGGAAACCCGAATTCCCTGGATTGTGTGATTGGCTGGCCGCCAACCAGCAGCGGACTCTTGGTGACCCACGGTACACATTTGCCAGCCATCTGGCTCACATGTACGAGTCTGAATTTGACGATTATCTGGGTTTCGAGGAGGAAGCTCTGATCCACCACGCCGATCCTCACGCTAAACGACCTGTCAGAATTTATGGTTGGAACGAGTTGACGATTGCTGGTGATCAGTTTGCTGGTTGTTACGTGGACGTAGATACCATCTCGTTCAAGTATGAGCTGGCCAAAATGGGTAAATATCCCCGAGCATATTGCAACTTGGGAATTCAATCCTCTTTGAGAGGGGCTTGGTTGCTTGGGCAAATGAAAGCGGCACAGTCACGTAATCCAGTTTGGATTCACGAGGGCGTTATGGAGTTTGTGAAAACTCCTAACGTCCCCGAGTTGCGACATGCCTTTCAAGAGCTCATCAATCCATCTGGACGATATTATGCGGCTGTTTTCAGTGATGATTCCTGTTTGTCGATTCGGCATGAAGGAAAAGTCTATAGATTCAACCTTGATATCTCAGGTTGCGATGCTTCGCACCGCCCCGCGCTATTCCAACGATTCCGTGAGACCTTCCCTCCGCATTTGATGTGCGAGGTTGACGCGCTCTATGAGCAGTGCATGAAACCTTGTTTCTTGCCATCTTACGCGGATCCGAAGAATTATGTGCTCCTGCTCCCCCTCATTCCATTCCTCCCTTCGGGCTCAGTGCTTACCACAGCCATGAACACTTTCGCGGTTTTCTGTGCAATTGAACAGATTATGTGTCGTCCCTTTTCGGATGGCCCTGTTCAGGCTACAGAGATCCAAAATCGAGCCGCCGAAGCTGGATATTACCTCACTGTTGAGCAATGCGATGATTGGCATGAACTGCAATTTCTCAAACACTCTCCGGTTTACGATGTGGATGGCAACATCCAGCCCATTCTGAACCCTGGAGTCATCATTCGCATGTTCGGATCAGCCCATGGAGACCTTCCTGGACATGGCCCCTTGGAGCCACGCTTTCGCGAATTTCTGTCTCAAACTCTCCATGGTGCGGTTCCCTACCTCAACACCCCATTCTTCAACATCATGAAGCGAATACATCCTCGGAAATCATTCACAAACGTGGTTACAGCTCGCAAAATTGCTGACGTCGTTGCTGATGACCTTTCGTACAAAGTCGATCACTCTCAGGAGTCCCGGATCATCCGGGTCACCACGGATGAGTTGTTTGCACGGTACAAAGGTCTTGACGCTCTCGATGTTCAGGTACTCCTTGAGGAGTACGCCACGCTTGACGTTGGCCAGTTTCTTGCCAACCACGCTCTCGATGTGATTCTCCAAAAAGATTACGGCTTGGCCACCATCCATCCGTAGGTTCATTCGTGTTTTGTCGAAGTCTCCCCTTCTTCTCCCCCCTTTATCTTGAACGGCTACAGCGCAGAAAAGCGAAA